ATGGCAGTATATGAGCCTAGGCTAGTGGCTGAACTGGCAACCTCAGAGCCGTTAATGTATATCTTTATTCCAGTGGCGCTTCGAGACCCATCATATGTTGCGCATGCATGAATCCAGTTTCCTTCATGACTAGTGAGCGCCGCGTCAGTCTTTTCTGCAATGTATATGTTGCCGTCCGAGTCCGCGTCGCTATCATAAATTTGTAAAATTAACTTATCCGCAGTATCTGTAGCCCAAATATATTCATGAAGACCAGAGTTGTTGGTGTATGCGTTCCTTTTGCCCAAGATAGAAAATTGACTAGCATCAGTCATATTTATCCAAGCGGAAAACGAGAAATCTGGTTCGTTAGCGGCGGTACCATCGGAGTCAAAACTAAGATTATTGTTCACATCAGAAACTGTAAGCTGTGATTGGTTGGCGGTACCATTAAATGCAATATACTTATGAGCAGTTGGTATTGGCGCATGCCCGAATTGCCAATCGTATAACAATTCTGTAATTCCAAAGATGCTGCCTTCGGGATCGTCGCGCTTCATTTCTAATGTTGGAAATCTATTTTGATATTTGTTTCTTTCTAAAACATGACTCTCCACCATCGTAACAATTCCCTCTGAAAATTCTGCAGAGGCTGGGACTAATTGTAAAAGCAATATCCCTAATGCATAATCAAACCACTTGTAATACTCAACATATCTTTCGAAATCTGGTGTATTTGCGATCTTTTCAAAAAACAGACTCTTAAGTTTGTCTGCGTCTTTATATCGTCCACGATATCTATTTATTGGTTCGCCAATAATATTATTAAAGTCGCGCATTGTCGCAAAGAGATTTATCATTTCTTCAGAAATTGTTTGGTACATGCTCTTTTCAAAAGCAAAATAGTGTCTTATCGGTCGAGTATTCCTGGTAAAAACTTCGTCATCTTGGGTTAATATTTTAATTGTGTCTGAAGCATGTAAATTTTCTGGTAACTGTTGTTTGGCAGAATATGTGTACATCTTATCTATGACTCTTGAACTTGCAGTTGGGAAGCCAATACCTAAGCCTGTATTTTCTTTCTTAGTAACTTCACTTAACCATTGGTATCTTTGACTCGGGTTTTTTGATCCAGATGATAAATCATGTACAAAGAATTCACCACTATCATCCGATCCTGTTACCTTTGCAAAGTCCCAATACAAAGCTAGCGTCTCGATTTTTGGAACATATGATCCCGTAGACCCGTGCTCAAATAGAAAAGCATTTCTATACGGGTGGATGACACCAAAATTATCTGTGTCTCTAGCGTGGGCATTAATTTCTTCATTAGTGAGATAGCTCATCCAATATCTTGCTGATGATACTTTTACATCACTTTCCTGCAGCGCGGATCCTGTAAAATCTGTTCTATGTGCACCAACATATACTGTTTTTGAGCTTGTTAAAAATGCTAAACCATCTACATGTGGTATAATGGTACTAGCGCTAAATGAGTTTTCAATTGTGTCTAAGGCTGTATTAATACCATAAAATTCTACTTTATAAGAATTATTTGACTGATGGACCGAGCGGTCAGCAACATTTGATAGGGGATAATTTTCAGGACTAACTTTAACTGCGAATGTCCATTTTTTATTATCATAAACATCTTTAAATAATTCAGTTTCAAAAGCACCGTCTGTTGAAAGCTTAAATCCCGCTGTACCTGTTAAAACAAATTTTGCATCATTTGATCCAAGTTTATCTCGGACTGCATAAACTTGAAAGTTAGAATTATCTAAATGTTCAAGCCCTACCTCTGTGGCATCCGCCCAACCAGTACTGCCCGATATTGTTGTGTGCATGCCAAATAAAGAAGCCGATTGAAATGTTATTGGAAAATGAGCAAATGCATCTGGGTCGCTTTTTTTCGGAAAGTGGATCTCTGTTTCAAAAGTTTGGGCGGAGCCGGAATCAATTGAAGAGCCCGTAAGAGAATAAGTCGAATGTGCCGCAAGACTAGAAGTGTGTTGAAACACAGCTGCCGAAAATCTGGCCGGATTATTAAAGTCGACGTGATTTTTTCTTACAACCGTTGATTTATAGTTATCTTCGAACGTATATGTTTCATTATTCGCATAAAGATTGATTTTAATTAAATCATCATCAACCCCAAAGCACCTAATAAGATTTCTAAATGATTTTTCTGTTCCTTTAGATTTATAAATAAAAACTAAATTGTTGTAAATATTTTGATAAATTAAGTTTTTAATATTATGAAGCTTCTCTTCATAGTTTTGAATATTGTCGCGATCAAGAAACTTTTCAATTATCTCTGCGCTTGCAAAGATTTCAGGCGTAATAAGGCCAGATGATTCTAGTAGTTGGTTCGCAAATGGCAAAGGCTTAAAACTAGCGCTTGGGTAAGTTGCATCTTTTATTCTCGGCAAAGTTTTAATTTGTAAATACAAAGTATCAAAATAACTTGCAAGTATTTGTGTTAATTTGCGTATATTTCCAGGTCTATGCTCTTCATCTTCTTCGTCTTCGTCAATTACCCAATTGGGAATTGAATTATAAATTGAAGCATTATTATTTACATCATATAGGCTTCCAGTATGTATTAAATCTTCATAAAGTCCTTTTACGTCCGGATGGAATGAATAAACAATTGGATCTTTATATTCTGCAACAGAGGCAGAAGATTCTACCAGTGCAGAGCCCGTTGCTCTAGAGTTACTAATAAATTCTGTTGTCCAATTACCGTTGCTTATACGACCAGAATAATCTAAAATTGTTTGATCTACAGATGCTGTGTTTGATATACCCTCGTTAAACTTGTAATAAACCCCAAGTTCAACATTGGCAGAATCTGTATTTGTGCCGCCCGCAACTTGATCGAACCAAAACTTTTGAATTTGATCTGACGATCTTGCAGTTTTCCAAAATCTAAATTCATCTATTGCGCCCGATAGTCTGTCCCACCCATTTCTAGGGACCGTGTCGCCAGCGAGGTGTGCTAGAACAGCTTGAACATCGTTCAGTGGTGCAATACGCGCACCTATGTTTGCAGCCAACGCACTAGTTACTGAATTAATCGTGGTCCCAGATAAAATTGTTTGATTATGGTCTCCATCAATATACAATTCAGTACTAATGTTGCTTCCAGAATTTTTAAATGTAAACGCATAATGATGCCATTTTCCATCAGCCATTGTAGAGGGAGTTATACCATTTCCAATGGGCATCGCCTGTGCACTTAGCCCTACTCCTGCTGAAGTCCCAGATCCATATGTGACGAGCCATGGCGATGTATTAGACGCGGCAGTCCCTGTTAATTCAATTGTTAATCGGCCAGATAGCGTAGTCAGCGGCACGTTCGCCGGGTCGGCAAAGAGTGAAGCAGTGGTGGCTAAGTCAAAAACAACCTCTCTTTGATGAACAACACCGTCGCCAGTTCCAGTGTCAAAAGCGTCTTTTTTAAGCCAAAACTCAACTGTGTTGCCTGTAGCACCGTCAATTGTTAAGTTGGGACCTCTATTACTTCCGGTATCATATATGTTTGTTTTTGTTTTGCCAGAAAAATATGTATTTAATTTATCACCACCAAGTATCTCTGGATCAATATGTGGACCACTTTTAATACGAATATATTCAATGTGTGTTGGCCCTGGTTCGGCAAAATGCGCGCCGTCATTATCATATTCTGTTTGAGTGTTCCCAGATCCAAATGTAGAAAATTCTACATATCCAGTAGTTCTAGGATATTCAAAATCAAAAATATGTTTATCTAAATACGAGGAACTATTATGCCATTCTTGAATTTCTTTTCTGGACCCGTCGTATGGAAATGTATTATAAATTCTACTAACAGATCGAACATAGTATTCTTCTGCGGACCCAAACTTTGCAAAGTTTTTAGGCTTTGAATAATCTATTTGTGGGATATAACGATGCTTATCGACGCCGTATGCCGCGATATGATCTTTGGATTCAGCCTCAGACCCCATACTTTTGAGGCTTGAAGAAGGAACCACTTTCAGCGATTTTTTATAAAAAAGATCTTTGATGCCCATTATCTATGTTACCTATGTTACTCAACACGAAATTTAAAAACTTCTGGCTGTTCAACGTAACCATATGAGCTGCTGTATACAAAAGTCATTCCATATGCATATCCCGCTTCAAGTAGATTCATATCTAAATCGAAATAGCTTCCGGAAGTATCGTATGAAAGCCTTGTGTAGTTGTCGCTGCTTGTGCCATATGGAATAATTTCATAATCATCTGTTTTTCTGAATATTCGATAATAAGCGTCTCTTATGGTTGTCCCTTCAATGCCTTTTGTTGCCTTAGTGTAAATAGTTGGAGACCAATCTTTTTCGCGCACAAACAGTCTAAAGCGCGAATCTTCTTGTTTTGAATAAATCGGCTTTAAGTTTGGAATCGTTGTAACATAACTTGAATTCGGGTTATAATTTGAAGCTTCTATTGGCTTTATTTTAAATGAGCCGGTGTGATATACCGTGCCATCCACATTTTCCCACCGATCAAAAGCAGCAGTTACATCTGTATTAATCGAAAAACTTGCCGTATAAATCCCTTGAGACTCATAGCCGCCTGTAATTGGTACGCCGGTTGACTCATCTTGATTTTCAATTGTTGTTATTTCTGTGCCGTCTGTGTTGGTTGACGCTGATGTAAATATTCTAACTTGAATTGCGTTGCCTTTTGCAGTGATACCGGGAATATTCCTCAAATTCCCTTTCACATGATTGTATAAATATAGAGTATGAGTATTCTCGTGATCGACCAAAGAGCTACTAGCATATAAATCGCCTCTATCGTCCTTTATTGAAGAATCCCATCTTGCCTCAATGACTGGTCGTTTAAAAAAGAATTCTGATGTTCTTGAAAAGAATTTCTTTGTATAATAAGATGTCGAGCCCGATTCTTGCGAATTAACTAAATGTATTCCTACTCCATAATTTGTATAGCCATCATCTCCTGCATCGCCCACAATCCACTCTTCAACAATTTCTGTAATATCTAAATCTAAATCTTCATAACCTAATGCAAAACTAGCGGTCAAATTGGAGCCAGTAAGATAATCACCCCCTTCGGTTGTCCAAGTTGAGCCGCTAGCTGCAAAAATCCAATTTGACCCCGTTTCTTCAAAAGTGAGATCTCGATAGGACTCCATGTCAAGGCCAGTTCCTTCGTCCCAGTTTTTACTAATCGGCTTCACATTTAATGTAAAGTTGTTTGGTAATGTATGAGAGTGTTCTGCATTAAAAAGGCGCAAATAAAAATTAACGTTTCCACTAGCAGGAATAAAACTTGCACTTCTATCGGTTATAATATCGCTAACAGAGAAGCCAACCAATATTCTTGATTTTTCATTTGAATCTGGATCTTGTTGTCCAAAAATTGAAAATGTTTCTAAAACATCAGCCGCCCCCATATTAGAGCCAGTTCCTCTTGTTGCTAAATTTGGCTCATAAGCATCTGTTATTGTGTTGTCTTTATTTGCTGTGTATCGCTTAATTGACATTATTTAATGCTTCCTTTAATATCTATATGTCGATCCCGAAATTCAAAAACATATTCTGGTGGTGCGATTATTAATCTTCCATCGGGAGATGTGTGCGAGGCGATATCAAAAGGAATATTAGAATAATTACCTCCCGCTCTTTGTACAATCGATACATCTAAAGTATCTAAAATTCCTGGGGTTCCGTTTACAATATTATAGACATCTGTTATAAAAAATGCCTCTCCAATATCAAATGGGCTTGCAAAAGCTTTTGATAATCTTGCTAGCGCCAGTTCTAAAATTTCAAATTTTCCTGCGTCGCGAGCCGCGATTGCGGCAAAATCAATCCCCAAATTAATAACTTTTGCGTCTAAAATGTCTACTGTGTCATTTATCATTTTATGTTGGTTCAGCCATGTTTTTAAATTTGTTTTAATAACATTGTTTGTTTTTGTTAATCTACCTCGATCATCAGACGATACTACATATAAATTTAGATTTCTCTTAAATGAATCTTTGTCCTGCGCGATAGTACATCTTTTAATTGAACCAAACTGAGATGGCATTTGATATACCATTGTAATATAATCTTGCTTTGTTACCGCTCGATTTTGACTTGCAAAAGAGCCTCGAATTCTTTCTTTTAATTCTGTTGTTGATGGAAGAGCAGCGCTTCCAATAATCGGGTCTTCGTTAAAGGCTTCTAAAGATGCAATAATTTTTCTAGTTTGAATGGCATTTATTGCTTGCTTCGTTGGAAAAACAATTGTTGGCCTAGACACTTCGGTAATGCTTCCGGCTGATGCATTTGTAGTTCGATTTGTATTAACTCTATAGACAATTGTTAATACTGTGTTTGATGGACCGACGCCTAACTTATCAGTCGATATTAGCTTCGCTGGATCAAATGATTGATCTGTAACATAATTTTTACCGTGTAGGTCAAGCGTAATATTGCTAGAGTCCAATGCCCTTTCTGCGTTGTCTAATTCATCCTCTGACCCATATCCAAATTGCAAAAATGTTTTACCTCTTTCTTGAAAAGTTAAAAATCGTCTAGGTACGACAAATGGTTTGATTAGCGATGGAACTTCAGTGCCGGTGGGCGCAGTATTTGTAACCTCTCTGTAAATAACATCTTGTGAGAGATAATCGACTTCATAATATTCATGCCCTGCCGCATCAAAAACTCTCACCACTTCAGTTATATGCGAACTAGCCAACCCAATTCTTAAAAATCTTTCAAATTCTCCAATTGCCAATGTTTGTTGCGCAACAAGCCCAGATATAACTGTTCCATAAGCTTTTATAGCATATGATGTCGGCACACCCGTTGCTTGGTTGACCTCGCCAACAACAATTTCATTTTTTGGGTTTGCAAAACTTATGTCTTCAACGAGAGTATATTGATTTCCGTGCTTACCCGCAACTATAGAACCCTTTTTCAAGACCGGTAAATATTTATCATCAACACCTGCGCCATCAGAGTTCGCGGGCGCAACAATAAAAAAAGCTACAATCCCACTTGATGCGGCGGCTTGTTGAAATTTATAACCAACTTGTCTTCCTAATTTAATAATATTATTATATTCTAAAGCGGTGTCCAAAAATGATTCATTTGCCTGATAATCTACATAAAATGATAACATATCGCCAACATAGGCCACTGTGTCTAACATTAGCGAGCCGAAAGAGGCCTCACTAAAATCTTGGAATGTGTCCGGATAATATCGTTTAGCGTGCTCAATTAAATCGGTTCGAATTGAAGCATACTCGCGACTAGTGTATTTAACTGGAGTTTGTTTTGTATGTCTTGGCATTTAATAATATTTCCTTTACAACTAATGATCAGAACTAATGTCTAATTTTAAAGTGCTAGATGTTCCAAGTGGTATTATTGAGTACATAACAACTATACCAATAGCATTCATTCCCATATCTGACTTTTGGTCAGATGTGGTAACAATTACATTTTTAATTGCAACGTGCGGTATATATTTTTTCACTTGCGTTCGAATCTCTTCCTCAATTTGACTATGGACTTCAGGTAAATTATGTTCAAATAAATACTCTCTCAGCCCAACTCCAAAATTCACATCCATCATTCTTTCACCTTTATGTGTCAAAATTAACATTTTTAAGTTTTGTTTGACCAGGCGACGAATGGTCTTTATAAGACGATATCCTCGATCTGTTGGGTCTATCATTAATGGAAGTTGTGGAGCTAAACCTGGCATATTTTATTTTCCTAATTATAATTATCTTGTTCTACCAAAATATCTTAAAGTTATTTTCAATTTTTACCGAGACTTTGTCCGCCTGCGTTCTCGTCGGGCTCGTATCCTTTGGTCCCTATGTCATTTGGTGGTGGCACAGACTGCCCAGTATAAAAAAGTGAATAATAACATCTTAAAACATAATCTGCAGTCCATTGAAAATCTAAATC